ATTCTAATGCTTCAAAACCTAAAGCTGTATTTCTATGAGCTGTAGTATTTGTACTTAAAGCTCCTTTACCAACGGCAGTGTTAGAAGCACCTGTGGTGTTTGCTAATAAAGCATAAGAACCGACTGCTGTGTTGTTGCTTGCCGTGGTGTTTGCGCCTAAAGCATTAGCTCCTACCGAAGTGTTAGCTCCTCCTGTGGTATTTAGCCTCAATGCATGAAAGCCTAAAGCAGTGTTTATTTCTGCTGTGGTGTTAGAACCTAAAGAGTCAAAACCAACGGCAGTGTTACCATCAGCGGTAGTGTTGGCGTCTAGGGCGCTTGTACCTACTGCTACGTTTCTGTCGCCTGTGGTGTTTGCGGTTAAAGCACTTGTACCCACAGCAGTGTTGTTAGATGCAGATGAGTTTGTGGCTAATGCGTTCTTACCCACCGCTACATTACTATTTCCGGTAGTCAGCTTTAGCGCCCTATACCCGATACCAACATTTTCAGCCCCAGTTGAAGCGGTCATAAGAGCTTCAAAACCCACGGCTACGCTTTCATCGCCTTGAGTTAAAGCAGTACCCGCTTCATCGCCTACGACAACATTATAATTACCACCGCTTACAATGCTGTTACCTGCGTTGACACCAACGCGGGTGTTAGAGGTTCCTGCTGAAGCCGTGATGATATCTGCACCATCGGCAAAGGTTACGTCTGCGGCAAAGTTGACAGCGCCGTCTACGTCTACAGCATCAAGGTTAGTAGTGCCGTCTACGTCTATGTCTCCTGAGATATCTAAGGAGGCCGCAATGATTTCACCGCTGGCGTTAATCGCGCCATTGATGTCAATCGTAGTAGCCGCAATTTGAATTTCAGTGTCGGCCACAATATCAAGCTGGCCGTCAACGCTGGAGTTAAGGTAAATAGCGGCATCTCGGAACTGCACCTTCTGTGCCGCATCCATGTCGATATCAGTGCTTCCGGACGTATTTCCGCCCGCCAGCACTTCCGCCAGCGTATCAACTGTCCCAACTTGGCTGTCCACATACGCCTTAATAGACTGCTGGGTGGCGAGTTTGACTGCGGAGTTACTCGCCATGTTGTCTTCGTCTTTAATCCCGGTGACCGTAGCGCCGTCACCTGCGACATTAACACTAGTGTTCGCAACAACTGTGGTGCCGGTAACGGCTGCGGCGGAAGAGCCCCCGATTACGGCCCCGTCTAGCGTACCGCCATTAATGTCGGCAGTCGTCGCCACTAGCGACGGCGTAACTAGCGCGTCAACGGCCAAGTTGGCGTAGAGGTTGATAACGGTCGCGCCCGTGCCCGAGCCGCTGAACTTAACGACCACGTCAGTACCCGCAACCACCTCCAGATCGTTACTTGCGCTATAAGTGCCTTGAAAAAGGAGGATAGACCGGCTGCTCTGGAGGCTGTTCCGGATAAAGCATATTTTTTCAGCGTCGTTAGGGATCAGCTCTACATACGCCGAAGCACCCAGATCGCTGCCATCGGTAAATTCGATCCATTTGTTACGACCCGTAGACGAGGCACCGTTAGTGATGGCAATTTGATTGGGGGAGCCGGACGATCCGGCAGAGGACAGGTTTATCGAAACGACCCCGTTAACGGCTTCATCTAATATATTAGAGTTGTCATTGACGGTATCGCCCCATGTTCCCGACTGCTCACCGGTGGCCGGTTTCTCAATACCGAGGTTGACTGTATAGGTACTGGGCATCTTTAAATCCTCACGCTGCTATTTTTATCCAAGGGGCACTCTGGTTTGGGACTTCCTCCGACCACGTTGGCGACTGACTTGGGACTTCCTCCGACCACGTTGGCGACTGGTTTGGAACTTCCTCCGACCACGTTGGCGACTGACTTGGTGTTATCTTAAGGTAGGTCGGACTTTGATCCGGAACAATACGCCCATAAAGATGCACTTGTCCGACACTGGTGGTTGCACTGACCCCGGTTACATTGACGTTCGCATCTGCGGTAACTGTAACGGAGCCAACCCCGGCGGTCGCACTGACCCCGGTTACATTGACGTCCGCATCTGCGGTAACGGTAACGGAGCCAACACTGGTGGTGGCCGCTATTCCGGTTACATTGACGTTCGCATCTGCGGTAACGGTAACGGAGCCAACACTGGTGGTGGCCGCTATTCCGGTTACATTGACGTCCGCATCTGCGGTGACAGTGACGGAGCCAACACTGGTGGTGGCCGCTATTCCGGTGACGGGGACATTAGCCTCGGCGATGACGCTTGCTGTGCCGACACTTCCAGTTGCACCCGGAAGCCCTACATCTTGGCCCCACGGGCCGCCGCCCCAACTTTGGGTGGACGAACTCCAGCCCTTAAAGGAGGCGGTTACGTCAGTCATTACGCTATCCGAATAATCGCATTACTTGAATCAGCGGTAGGAAACACAACGGTGAAGTCCCCCGCTGTCGAGGCCTTGTCCGCACCAAAATCCAATACTACTACAGCGGGATTCGTGAGAGAGATAGACGTCGTATTCGGAGTAGTGTTATAAATCAGCGCACCGCGGGCCGTGATTGTAGCACTGGACCACGTTTCATCCGTGAAGTCCGTCAACGCGGTAGTACCCGACGACGTCGGATCAACGGGCGTTAAGGCCCCACCACCTGCCGAATAGTTGGTTCCGCTAACCTCATTAGTTGACGAATACGCCGTCGTTGCCGCAGTCAGCGTTGCCGAGCTAGTATACAGCGCAATTTTAAATGTGTCCCCGCTAGAGGCGTCGAAGTCATGGGCACCATACAGCAGTTCTTTCTTAAAACTGGTGCACATGTAGTTTCCTGAAAAGGCCATGGTCACAGTCTCCTTATAAGTTTAGCAAGCTCTGTCTGGCCCGCGGCGGTTAAAGCGTTATACACGGTGGTTCTATCCGACTGGACAGCTTCGCGCATGTAAACTTCCAGAGTCTTTAGTAGCCGCCCGCGAAAAGCATGGGCTTGTTCCCTGATAGCGGGGGCGGCGTCATCAGATATAGCGATAATCTTTTCCGCGCACCTCTCCGCAATTTCCTCCGGAGTAAAGCCTCTGCCTCGGGTGGTGTGTACGTCCACCTTGAAAGTGGGCACCGCTTCTGACGCTGGACCATTCATTGTTTAGGCCTTATTAGCTGCCCAGTGCGGTATTCATCCGTTACTTCTTTAGCTTCACCCAGCAGCTTCATGCCCGAAATAGCCTCTGCGAACCGCTTCTCATACATCGCCATCATATCCGGCTCACCCTTCATGAAAATGTACGCCTCCATCAAGCAGCCGTACAACAAGGCAATCTCAGCGTTTGTACTGAGCCAAGTTGTGCCGCTGTCAGCTCCCGCAGTCAAGCTTTGAGGCCTGTAGAAGTAATGCAGCTCTACAGTATACGCGCCATCCGGGGTTGGCCCTAAAATAAAGTTGTCCACGTCAAAAACCGCATAAAACCGCGGGTCGCCCGTAGTAGCGGCTCTTGGGTTAAAGGTTTGGACAAAATCGGCGTCTTTAAACTGCAAAAACACGTGATCGCTGTCGCTATCAACAAAAGAGAGCGAATAAGGGGCTAAAAAGTCGGTTGGAGCAGCCAAAAACCGGTTACTTGCGGTCATTGAGCCACTTACATTCTTCCTAAACAGGCTTAATTGGACGGTTTTAAGGATTCTTTCCTCTGCCTGAGTAATAAAGACAGACAAATTGTTCACGAAAGTCGTTTCATCGTTCTCCGTGTAGTCCTGAATAGCCTGCTTTAGCTGAGAAAAAGTAAAGCTCATGCGGTCACCGTCACAGATCCAACTTGTCCAAACCCTTGTACGGGCCTCAGAGTAGGGTCCACCACTAGCGGCACTCCCACGTAAACATCTAAGGGCTCTACTCGATCAGGCCGAGCATTTTTAAGGGCTTCGGGGTCCGAAACCTTACGAAAAGGGCCCAACTGAGGTTGTTTATGCTCATATTCGTCTGGACCAACCAAAAGTCCGTTCCACTCCTTCTTCATTAACCGATAACGGTAGCGGAAACCCGACCTGTCTGAAATGGCCCATGAGTCGCGCCCCGCGGCAAACTTACCCATTAGCCCACCCTGTAGTAAGCAAAGTTAGGCGCAACGTTAAAGGACGCACGATCTCGATCCTCTACGGCGGCCCTTTCAAATTCTTCTTCGTAGACCTCTTTCAGCATCTGAACACGGTTTGGAGCGCGTTTTAACGCGAGGTAATAGGCCAAGCCCGCCGCCAAACAAGGGTAGAACCTAAAAGGTAAGTCCATGGTGTTAGTGTAGATGTCAGCATCGTCCATGCGCGTCAGCGCATCATAATAAACAACATCCGTGCTGTTATCCGGGACGGGCCACAGCTTTAAATTAGGGGTGGTCTGTCTGTCCAAGAAGAACTGGTTAACGCGGCCTTGGGTGGTTTTGGTGGGTATCGTTAGAAACCCGTCACGACTCATGCGCAGTAAGGAGTAATCGGTGCTGTCGCGTTGAACAACGACGGATAAGATGTCGATAACGTCCGCGCCAAGGGCGTATGTCCCAGTCCCATCCACCAGCGCAAGTGTACGCTGCTTTATGGTCCACTGGTTTAGTCCGCGGTTAGCCCAATCTGCCAGCAAAAGGTTCAAAGACCGCTTTGCTGATTTCATGTCGAAACCCGTCCGAACTTCCAAACCGCACCGCTCAAATGCCTCTTCGACATATTCGGCGACGTCTAGCTCGAAATCTTTGCTTCCGGATATAGCCATTAGGCGTTCCTTATAGGGAGCTTGGTGGCGCTAAGGCGTTTGAGGGCCACTGAAGGAAGTGCCGTTCATGGCTACCCCAATAATTTATGCACCAAGGGCGCTATGATTATTAATCCGGCTAGGCCCCAGATTTTAAGATCCAAAGCCTTCATGGAAATCTTTTGCTCGACTAGTTTTTCGTCGATCCGTTGGTAGCGTAAAGCGCACTCAGCCTCATGCTTTTCCAGCCTAGACCACAGTTCCGTTTCCTCCCAAGAGGCGTCCGGTCCGGGCGCATCTTCTGTAGTCGGAGGGGTCAGGGTGCGAGCCATAACGGCCTCAATTGTAAAAAACGGTGACGCTGGTCACGTTGGTTAGCACGGCGTAACAGCCTTCGTCGAACATCATTCCTGCGTCTGGAATATAGATGCTGTCATCTGTGGCGTTGATAAAAGTCATTGTCAGTAGAGTGGTGCCACCCGACCCGCCGTTTTTAAGGACGAGCGTAGGGGACGTACCTGCCTGATAGTGGATGGCCTTAATCCTAGAGCGGCCCGCGAACACATCTCCGGAAGCCGTTAGATAGGTTGCTTTTACATCAGAAGCCATTAGGTTTGCCTCTTTCTAGCTAGAACAAATGGTGACCCTGTCATCTACCTCCCCCTACTACGCGTCAGCGAAAGGAGTAACTAGCGTACCAGAGCCCAACGTAAAGCCAGAGACAGAGTATTTTGCGGAAGCAATAGCCGTCACGGTGATGATAGAACCCGCAAGACCCCCTTTGGTCGTGCCGTTCAGCGTGATGACGTCGTTAGCCGCACCCGCGATAAACGTTTTACCGGTAGCGTTAGTAACGCCGGTATAAAGACCACCCACAAACTTATCAGTACCGTCTGTCTTAATATCTAAGTCAGTCGCGGCTGTTTCAATAAAGAAACTAAAAGAAGCGCCAATGTTGTTGGTCTGATCGGGGGCGGTGGGGTCGTTGGGCGTGGTAGCCACAATAGTGGGCAGCGTGATCTTGCAGTCAGCGTCGTTTACACGGAGCATCCGACCAGCAAAGCCTTGTACGGTTAGGGTGTCATCAGCAGTGATGTTGATGTCATTGTCAGATCCGGCAGAAATGAATCCGCCCAAAGATTTGACGGGCCCTGAAAAAGTCGTAGCACCCATAGTGCGTTCCTCATATGCGAGTTATGGGGGATCTGTCTGCATATCGTCAGTCGGGCCTGTCAGATCCACCGGAATGTTTCCCGATAGGCCAAACATACCATTGTGTATTATTACCTGTCAATCTCAAGACAAAGAAAGGGGGCCGAAGCCCCCTGTCTAGTACAGCGCGTTTCCCTTTAAGGTTACGCAGCGCCGGGAGTCCCGTAAACGCAGCGCCAATCGGACACCCCGAAAGAGTACCGTTCACGCGCTTTAAAGCGCATGTTGCCGGTGTCAAAGTCCCCTTCCATTGCCGTTTTAATGGCAGAACGGTTGAAGAATTTGAAGCCGTTAGGCGCGTCAGTCTTGATGAAGAAAGCATCTGTGTCAGTGAGGAAGTGGTTTACCACCGCACCGTCAGGGAGCATTCCCATGGACTTAGTTGCGTTAAGGTCGTTATCCGCAGTGCCCGCTCGCAGGTTCGAGTTGATAACCCGCTCTGCGATGAACTGAAGTTCTTTGGGTATAACAAGCTTCAGCCCGCGAACTGCGATCTTCAGACCACGCTCGTCCGTCATCCCAGCAACGTCGATCAACATCTGCTCCAACGAAGTTTCGTTGAGGTCGGCAGCAACGGCCAAGACATTGGTCTGACTACCAGAAAGAGACGGGTGAGATGCGGAACAAAGTGCTACACCATCGCCAATCGCATCAGAACCCGCCGAGAACGCATTGTTCAAGACGGCTGCTGCTTTGATCTGCTTAGTCTGGGCCATCGAGCGCGCCAGAGCTTTTGTGTAACGAGACGCCAAACGGTCGTACAGGTTGTCTTCCACTGCTTCCTCAGTAATTGAGAACGCAAGCGCAATGGTTTCGTGAGTATAACGAGCGGTATAGGTCTCTTGAGCATCGTCAAAACTGATGGATTGACCTTCATTTTTAACAGGTGCGGTTGAGAAACCGCCGAGCATCACTTCCTCTTCAAAGGCTCTGTCCGAAGACTCCTCCTCAAAGATTTCAGAATGCTCGTTTTCGTAGCGATCAAACTCAAGCCCGAACAAGGCGTTTAGTCCGGGTTCAAGCTCTTTCGCTAGTTGTGCGCGAGAAATAGCCATAATCTAACCCTCCTATGTGCCCGTCGAGGTCGCAGTGGTCTGCGAATCGAAGCGGCTTGTGTTAGCGTTATAATGAGCGTTAATACGAACGATGAGCGGGATACCAGCGGCTGTGAAGTCGGTGTTTCCTGCATCGTCCTGAATTCCAACAATACGCAACGGCAGAGTAGCCGTAACGGCAATGGTGGACACGGCCAAGGCGGATGTTGAGTTACCTACGTCGCTCGATCCAGATCGGGCCGAGGTTCCCAACGATGCGTTGGCGAACACGGCTGTCAGTGCGGTAGCACGGCTAGTCAGTGTTGCGTCAGACGCGACTTTGAACAACTGGTTAGGGTTGTCGGCAACGAAAGCTTTTACAGGATGATTAGTATCCACGCTTACGGAGCCAGAACCGGGCCAGTAGTTTACCCAAATGGGCTTCTTTGAAACTGAGTCAACGTATTCCACGCCCATCAGGACACCAAGTGCAGGAGTAGTTCCCCCTGCGGTATCACCAGCCTGATCGATGGTTCCCGCGGCAAGCGGGACGCATATCTCATACTGATAAATCACATTGGTGTTGTTGGAAGCGATTTCATACTGAGTTACCCCAGTAGAATTAGTACCGCTACCAACAAGCCCGATAGGACGAAGACCGTAGGCAGTACTTTGATTTGCCATCTTAGTTATCCCCTAAAGGGGCGGCCCCTTTCATTTTTGTGGGCCGCCGAAAGTTACACGAGTCTGACGGTCAGGTTTGCTAATCGTCATAGATGAATGTGCATTCTCCCTCATCATGTCATGATCCACTGCGTCCATCTGGTCTTTACTTCGACCTGCGAAGTAATTAGTCCTTTCTGCCACAGTTTCGACCGGAATCCGAGCGAGAAGCAGTCCGCCAACTCCAAACACACCTTGATATTTACCTGTTTCAACCGTGGGGCTTTCAAAGTCAGGATACTCGTCCTTACGGACCAGTTCATAACCTTCCCTTAATTTAGCACTGATGTTCTTCGTATCATCAAAGCCGCGCGTTTCGGCGCGAATCCAACGATGCTTAAAGCCTTCAGGGGCAGGTGGTGCATCTAGCATAGACGGGGGAGCCCAAGGCTTACGAACAGCCTGTTTATCCCGAGTTTGGTTAGCGCGAGAAGTACGGTTCATAGCCGGACCACCTTTTTGGTCATCTTGTTCAGCCATCTTCTTTTACTCCTTCACGTATTTCGCATATTCTTCGAGCGGCACACCCAATTTTTTCGCTATTGCGACTTGGCTCGGGGTGAGTCGAACCTTTCTCCCACTACCGCGCCCAGACGGTGTTCTTGAAGCGCCAATGACGGTCTGAGCGGGTCGTCTGTTGGTGCCATTCGAGCCGTTTCCGAACTTGTCCAGAATACGACGATCAAGTTCAGTATAATAGTCTTCCCCACTAGGGTCAAACCCCTCTTCCTCGACTAGCTTCTTGTGTATCCCAAACGCCGCATACGTCATCGCTTCGTCTGAGCCAAACCAACTGTTCTCCATCGCCCACGACTCCGCTTTAGGGTCGGGTCTTTTTGGCTGCTGGGCAGGCATGGGCTGGCGAGCTTGGTGCTGCTGCGCTGCGGCGGCCTGCTGCTGCTGCGCCGCGGCGGCCTGCTGCTGTCTCTGAGATTGTATCTTTGCCTGATTAGCTCGGTCCTGCTGGATGGCTAAACCGGTAAGTGCACGTTGTGCCTCAACTGTTGCTTGGCTGTCCCCTAACTCAATGGCGCGAGTCAGATTGGCCTCCGCTTGGGATATCTGAGTGTTAACGCGGGTGGAGTACTCGGCAACATAGTTGGTGTCTAAGCTAGACATCCGTTGCTTGAGGGTGTTCGACTCGCCTTGAACAGCCTGAGCATACTTAATAGCTTCTTGCTCACGGCGCTCCGCTTCACGCATCTTTTTCGTAAGACGGCTAATGCGCTTTTGAGTGGAGGTCTCAGCTTTGGAGAACTGATCTTCCGAGCTGTCTTCACCGCCCTCGGGGCTAGGCTTAGGCCCTACTTCTTCCGAATCGGCGACGGCTACTTCTACTTCTTCCGAATCACCGACGTCTAGTTCGACCGCGTTGTTATCCGACATGGGCCCCTCCTTAGTTTAATTGATGGATGTCTTCAGGGTCCAAAATGGTTGACAGGATCTCGTCGTCATTAAGGATTCGGACTTCTCCTCCATCTATCTGGAAGCGCGAACCAGCATAACGGGCAAACATCACCCACTGCTTTTCCTCGCACCACGCTCCAGTAGGGAATTTGGCGGGGTCTTTGTAAGCCAGAGGGCCCACTTTAAGTACATAACCAACTTGGGTAGAGATTTGGCCTTTTTCAACCGCTTCAGTAGGAAGAAAAATACCTCCGGCGGTTTTGCCCTTACCTCGATAAGGCAGGATCAAAATCCGCCAGCCCGTAGGGTTGGGCATCCGGTCTAAGAGAGTCTTCCCGATAGAGTCGGGGTTAAGGCGCGGTTTCTCCGCGTAAGCATCTGCAAGACTTTGGGCGGGGTCTTTGGCCGAGGTCGGGTCTGGGCGTTTATCGGTGCTGATCATATCGATTGCTCCTGTTTATCTAGCAGGCTCTTGAGTTCCTGTTCCACGTGAGTAAGGCTGTCTAAATTTCCCATCAACTCCCGATATTGCTCCATTGATTTGACGTTTCCGTAGATCATCAAATCCGTTATGCCTTGCCGCCTATCCCTCAATATCCTAAAAACGGCTTCGGCTACAAGAATCTCGTCCATCCACACCTCGCATACAATCAAATGATGCCGGATATGACCGTATCACAACTTGTATGGGAGCGGCTAGGACAAAGTAAAAATTTATGCGAGGGAGCGAAGCTCGAAGTGCGGGCCATCTATAAAAGGCCGCCTTCCTTGAGACCTGCGAAGATCAACGTAACTGTTCATGGCCCGTTCCATTGTTCCGTCCCATGCACAGATATCATCCACCGTCCATGCACCACCCCAACGAATATGGGCACCATGCTCTTTAGCCGCTATCTTCATAGCATCGGCCAAGTCGTCGTACAAGGAAATCTCCCACGACGACCGCGAGCCCACATACGCCATAAGGTCCACCGCATAGCCGTAACCGTCCGGCTGGGCTAAGTGGTAGCTCTTCATTGTTTGGGACGCGCCTTTTTTAAACAGCTCCTCCTGCTCTTCTAAGGTTCTAACGCCATAAATAACGCCAAAGTCTGTTCGTGTATGCGCCAGTGCCGTCTTTACAACGTCAACCAGCAACGGATGAACGCCCTCTAGCTTGGCAAGGCTGCTTCGAGAGAGCCTGAACGTCATTTTGAGATCCCCTTCGCCTTCTCATATGACCTGAGACCGCCTAGTCCCAGCATCCCCAGTAAAACGGTCATGAGACTCTCTATGTCAAAAATAGGAAGTTCCGGGGACTCTATGCCTATGTAGGCAAAAATAAAGGTAAGCATAGGGACTAGGACAAAATGCCAGATCATTGCAAAACTTAGGCCCCATCCCAAAAAGGGACGCCAGCCCGCCACGAAAAGGCTTCGATGCCCCGCTTCAGCCTTGTTTATCGAGATTTGACCCATGGAAGCTTCGTGCGCTTGGCGAGTCGCCAACGTAGCGATCTCATGCGCCAAGGCATTCTTCTGATCCTTGTCCTCGATGAACTTGTCCAGCAGCCCCGCTACGGGTCCAATCAGAGATTGCAGCATCAGGAAAGGCGGCGCACGGGGTAGTTAGTTGGGACTCTTACGTCTACAGGGGGTAGTTCTTCCCCCGGGCCAACCGGAAAAAGGTCCCCTATAGGTCCCGTAGCCCGATGGTATCCGGGGTCAAATCTTTCGGGATTACCCTGATCGTCAGGCACATACCCGAAACGGTCTATTGCCTGCAACCGCGCCAACTCCTCCCCCGTTGCTCCCCCGAAGTCATGCAAAGCGGCTGATCGAGCGGTGTCTAAGCGATTGGAGTTGTCTTCCGGACCCACAAGCATTTCGGGGCGCGACGTTTGAGCAAGGAGATCGATGGGGGAATGATGAGTGGAGGTCTCACCCCCCGGAAACCAAGAGGGCGGCTTAATCGGGTCCGAGTCGGAGTCCGAGCCCGAGCCCCAGCCCGAGCCCCAGCGGTCCACCAGCCAGTCGCCAATCCCGTAGGGAACCCCATGTCTCACAGCTAAACGCGCGGCATCTCCCCAAAAAGAGCCCTCGGAAGCAGCGGCAGCCTCGGCAGCATCGCGTGAGTCGTGCCAATCACTCCAACCGGCTCCGGCTCCGGCTCCGGGGTCCGGCGCGCCTTCAAGCCACTCTGATAAGTAATGCGGGGGATTCGACGGCACGGGCCCGGGGTCCGTCGCGCCTTCAAAAAAATCTGATAAGTAATGCGAGGGATTCGACGGCGAAACAGCGGCAGAGGGGTAGTAATTCCGCGAGGCCTCATAATTCGACCGTGCGTTCCCGGACGGCGAAAAAGACTCTGTCCGAATTCCCCGCCCCCCAGAAGAAGGGCCCGACATCGCCGCAAAGGGGTCGCGACTCAGATAAGAGGGAGAAGGAGAGGGAGAGGGAGAGGGAGAGG